TGGCTCAAAAGGTGTAGGAACTACTACTCTGTGATTTTCTCTGTAACGTGATTCAGTATCTTTGTTGTACTCGTGGCCAATATTTTTGTCTTGACCCGCTTTTAACGCGTTATCAACAATTGTCCTGATTGAATCATAGTCCCCCGCGTTTAGAAAATCTACGCTTGTTAACAACGCTTTTTTAAGCTGTTGATTCTTACAGAAATTAGAAAATTCTTCCTCTACGTACTTAAGATCCTCGTCTGATGATTTGTAGGCCTCACGTAATTGTTCTTTAATTGATACTTGTAATACCTCATTGTCAATCTTTTTAAGTTCTACTTTAAGAACATCCATTGTAGGACAAGTGTGGTATTTTTGATAATACTTTAGAATTTCTTTGATAACCCACTTGTGTGCTTGGTTATCAAAGTATTCTTCACTTAACACATCCTGAATGTTCAGGAGAAATTCCTTGTGTGTTAACAAAGAGGATAATACTTTAATTTGAAAACCGACGCCATAGGCGTTTAAATTGTTGAGTGTCATAACTTTATTTTGTAAAACTGTTTAGTACTTTGTATGTGTCGTTAATTGTAAACTCTGGATTTTTAATCATGTGACCTATTCCATCCTCATTGTAAAGTAATAAAAAAGCTTGTGTATTCAAAGCTGGGGTAGGTTCTTCTACAACATCCTCTAACCATTCTTTTTCAGCATCGTCCATTAACGGATTACCCAAATCCATAATACGGAAATTATTTTCTAATCGTTCCATCTCAAATACTACTCTTGAGTATACAACGTGGTCTTTATGTTTTTGAGCACTTATTTCAATAATGTCTTGAAATGTTAATACACGTTCTGCCAACTCAGGAAACTTTTTAAGTAACCCTTTTTCACCTAATCCCTTTACACCAGCTACTTTATCTGATTGGTCACCTAATAGTGTTTTATACAGAATAAAATTTTCGGCCAATACACCAAATTTTTCTTTTACTAAATTTTTAGTGTAATATTCTTTATCTCCAGGACGGAAAAGTATAACTTTCTCGTCTACTAATTGAACAAAATCCTTATCATTAGATACTATGAAAACCTGAGAATTGTGTTTATTAGGCAATATATTACTTAAATATGCGATTATATCATCGGCCTCCACCTTATCTAAACTTAATGTTTTGACTGGTAGACACTTTAGGTAATGGATTAATCTTACAATTTGATCGATTTTTGAATCATGTTCATCCTCTAAGGAATCAAAGGAATCCCAATTTGTAATACGAACCAAGTTACGGCCTGATTTGTATTCGGGTAATAAGTTTTTTCTGTTTACTGATGAACCTGTTCCATCAAATACTACATAAACAGAGGTTGGTTTAATTTGGTTAATTAATGAATTTAAAGAACGAATAAAACCCCCTAAACCACCAATGTGAACACCTTGTTCATTTACAAAGTTCATCATTGCGAAGTTCCTGAAAAACAAATTTAACCCATCAATCAACAGTACTCGATCATGGGGATTAGCAAAACCTTCTTCTTGCTTATCCATTTGGTTTAGGAGGTTTAATAGTTCGTTCTTGTTCATACGATTGGAATATAATAAATTTTTTTGACTAAACCTAATTAATCAGGCTCTTGTTCAAAAATATTCATTGAGCTTTCCAATACATCTTCTTCCTCGTAGATATCGAAATCCATACCACCTAAAATCTTACTCCATTCGGCAGCATGATCATCTTTATATGATTTGATTTCTTTATCGGTATCATTAATAAACCCGTGTGGAGTCATAATAATTTTACCTCGAGTTGTAATACCATTAATGTGGTTTTTATCAATTTGAATGTTAGTACGCTTAGCGAATTCAACTTGTTTACCATCTTTAATAGCTTTGATTTTACTGGTACCAGCATTTGAAACATTACCAAAAGTAATTACAAACGTAGCATCAAACCACATAGCAAAACCTCCCTTATTCATAAGTTTTGGTTGTCCCATAGGTACTTCAGCTTTTGCTGTCCAAACCTTATTTACACATACTAACGTATTAGTGTAACGTGAGGATTCTTTACGTGACAATGTAATTTTTTGGTTTACGTTGTTACCAAATTGTGTACTCATAGCACCAGCATTCCATTCATTGTTGTTTTTGTTTGAACGAACTGATAAATCACAAGGTACTGAACCGATTGAGTCCCAAAGGAACAATAAATCGTACGGTAAATTGCCTTTTTTCTGTTCATCCAATAAATCCAAAATAAATGCGGCTACGTCTTCGATTGTGTTTAGGGTTTCCCTATCTACATAAAGGAAAAATCCACTGTAATTTCCAACCTCACCTGTTTGTTCATCTACTTCTGTGTTTACTTGTAAACCCATCTGTGTTGCGTGTTCCCAATTCCATTTCATCTCAGTAATAATAAATACTGGTAGTACACCTGCTTTTTGGGCAGAAACTGCTGCCTCAATTAGAGCGGTTGTTTTACCTGTATCACTATGTCCACGAAGTAGAACAATGTGCCCGGTAGGAATACCAGGCACACTTGTTACTTCTTGAAATGCTGGACTAAGGGGAATCCACTTCTGTTCTTTAAACTTAACGTTACCATTAAGTAATTTTTTCTCCTTAAATTTGTCTAAATTGAAATTAGACTTAATTTCTGCGGAGACGGCAGCCGTTAGCGATTCGCTTTTCTTAGTTTTAGCCATAAATTTAATTTAATTAGAAAGGTAGATCGTTGTCGTCCTCGTCATCAAACAAGGCATCAAATTTTTCTGCTTTACTTTCTTTAGTTGTTGCTGGAGTTTTCAAAGCATAATTTTTAACAGGAGCTGCCTCCAATACTGCCTCTACTTCATCCTCATCATCAATGATAGCACCTTCTTCTGGTTCTTCAGGTGACAACCAAGTTTGTAATGTTTCTTTAACTGATTCGTAAGTGTTCTTACGTTGAATTTCTAACAATACAGGTTGTTCTGAAAGGAAAGTTTCAACTTGAGAAGCATCAGCAGTCAAAGGAGTAGTTTTAGGTTTAATCCTGATAGATGTTTTTAAACCAATACGACCACCAATATCACCTTTAATAGCTTCAACTGTAAAGTCTCTACCTTCGTTGATGTCTGTGTAATCGCCATAATCTTCATCCTCAGCAATACCTAAAAGTTGCATGTAAATTTCTTTACCAAATTCCCAAAGGCGTACACCTTTTTCTTCCTCACCACGTACAATAACCGGAGCAAAAATTCTCATTTTTGGGTCCAATTTCTTAGCCAATACCCAGTTTTCTCGGTCGTTGGTAGTACGTAATTGTTTAGCAAATTCTACGATTGGGTCTTTTTCACCCCAGTTAGTTAAGGCGTAGATAGGAAATTTCGAAAATCCATAGTGAACAAAAACCTCCTGAAATGGGTTTTGTGGATTCAATTTAGAAGGTACAATACGAATTTGGTACTTACCTTCTTGTTTTGGTTTCCAGTAAACTTTTGTGTAATCGATTTTTTCTTTCTTGCCTGGTGTGTTTGTCGACTGTAGTGTGTTTAGTCGCTGTTTGATAGCATTAATGTCCATGATTTTTATTTATTAGTTTAATGTCGGAAATATACAAAAAAGGCTTGGATAAACCAAGCCTAATTTAATTAATTTTTAATTATTTTTTATTTATAAACAGGTTCAAACCATTCATCTAATTTTCCTGCTTTTCTGAGTCTTTCACAAGCGGAATTTGGGTCTGATGAATCATAAAATGCTACCATTTTTCCTTCTATAGGCATAGAATTATAAAGTCTATCTTGATTTTTTCCAAATCCAATTATAGCTAATGCTTCTTCAACATTATCTCTTCTTATTTGTTGGGATTTCCATTTCCATCCTACTATAATGTTATTTTTAGTATCTAAATCTTTATCTTCATTTAAACGAGATTCGCTTAAATCTAACTTATCTATTTTTTGTTTCCACCAATCTGTGATGTAAGGAATAAATTTATCTTTTCCTGAAGTAAGCATCCACCATTGACCTGAACCTGTAAAGTTATGATTTTTAATAGGTTTACCTAATGGGTCTATTAGTGTTGTTTTTACACCACTAATCATAGGGTTTTCTTTACTATTACGCTCACTATATCCTTTTACTCCTGGATCTCTATACCAATATGTGGAAACAATTTTTACTTGATATCCATTGTCAAGATCCATAACATCAACAGTATCAAAGGTATGATTAATAACTTCTCCACCTGCTATTTCTACATCACGAGGATTTACTCGCTCAGTTGAATATTGTTCTTCATTTAAACGAGATTGAGTTGTAATTTTGTTTTCTACTAGCCATTTACTAGCGTCA